TATTTCAACAAGCTGCGCAACCTGTTTGGTGCGTTGCTTGGCCCAAGGGGCGGCAAGTGGATGAACATGCCTTACGGCGCGTTCCAAGATGGAACAGACCAGACGGCGGCCAATACCACCACGGCCTACGCCATCACGTTTGACACCACCGACTTCAGCAATGGTGTGACCTTGTCGAATTCGTCAAGGCTGAATGTGGCGCAGGCTGGGATCTATAACGTGCAATTCAGCATCCAGTTCAAGAACACCACCAACGACACGCAAGACGTTGACGTGTGGTTTCGTAAGAATGGCACTGACATTGCCAAATCAAACTCAAGATTTAGTCTTGGCCCTCGCAAATCGTCAGGCGACCCATCCCATGTGATTGCCGCGCTGAATTTCTTTGTGAGCTTGGCGGCCACCGACTATGTGCAAATCATGTGGCGGCCATCAGATGTCGGTGTCTCAATTGAGCACTACGCAGCAGGCACTTCACCGACAAGGCCAGCCATTCCATCAGTAATTGCCACTTTGAGCTTTGTGTCCAATTTGTCCACAGAAACCGCATAATTAAGCCATGGCATTCGTACCCTTAAAAATCCCACCAGGCGTGTACCGCAACGGCACTGAATATCAGTCTGCTGGGCGGTGGTTTGACGCCAACCTTGTACGCTGGTTTGAGAATACCCTGCGCCCAATTGGCGGGTGGCGTAAGCGCTCCAGCAGCCAACTGACAGGCAAATGTCGTGGCCTTTTAACTTGGCGGGACAACAGCGGGGATCGTTGGATTGCCGCAGGTACTGAATCAAAGCTCTACGCCATGAACGAGGCGGGCACGCTGAAGGACATCACACCCACAGGCTTGACTGTTGGCGTTGCGGACGCCGTCATCAAGACTGGCTATGGCTATTCAACCTACGGCAATTTTGCTTATGGCGTTGCGCGGCCAGATACTGGCACTGTGACACCGGCCACCACATGGTCCTTAGATACATGGGGCGAGTATCTGGTGGCCTGCTCAGACGCTGATGGCAAGCTGTACGAGTGGCAGTTGGGATTCTCAACGCCAACACTGGCGGCGGCCATCACCAATGCACCGACAGGATGCGCGGCGGTGATGTCAACTGCCGAAAGGTTCATCTTTGCCTTGGGCGCGTCCAGCAACCCTCGGCTTGTGAAGTGGTGCGATCAGGAAAACAACACTGTCTGGACGGCTGCGGCCACCAATCAGGCTGGTGACTTTGAGCTGCAAACAGTTGGCGCGTTGAAGGCTGGCAAGAAGGTGCGCGGCATCAACTTGCTATTCACTGACGTTGACGTGCACACCGCAAGTTACGTTGGCCTGCCCTATGTCTACGCCTTTGAGAAGGCTGGCTCTGGATGCGGCTTGATCTCTTCGCAGGCCGTGGCCGCGATTGACACTGCCGCCATGTGGATGTCTAAATCGGGCTTCTGGATATTTGACGGCTATGTCAAGCCACTGCCCTGCGATGTGTCTGACTATGTGTTTCAGAACATGAACTACAACCAAGCCTCCAAGGTTTATGCGGTTCACAATTCCAAGTATGGCGAGATCTGGTGGTTCTACCCATCAAGCGCCAGCAACGAAGTTGATTCCTACGTCACATACAACTACCGAGAAAACCACTGGAACATTGGCTCCATGGCTCGCACCGCTGGCACTGACCGTGGTGTCTATTTGAATCCTCTGATGGTGTCGTCTGACGGCTACATCTACGAGCATGAGGTCGGCTTTGCGTATGACGGCGGGACTGTCTATGCCGAGTCTGGACCCTTTGAGATTGGCCAGGGTGACAACATCATGTCGGTGCGTCAGGTGATTCCTGATGAGCAGACGCTGGGTGAGGTTGCTATCAGCTTCAAGACGCGACTCTATCCAACGTCAACAGAGACAACACACGGTCCATATTCAGCCTCACAACCAACTGATGCGCGGTTCTCTGGCCGTCAGGTCAAGATGATTGTGACTGGCGCACTGCTGGACGATTGGCGTGTCGGCGTCATGAGATTGGAAGCTGTGGCGGCGGGTAAGCGTTGATGGATGGAGATTTTGAGAGACTGCGCCAGCATGTGGAGGCGGCCTTAGAATACTCTGGAGGAACACACAAAATAGAGGATATTGCTGAAGGGTTGAGTGCAGGCAGATTTCAGTTCTGGCCTGGCTTGAATTCAGCGGTGGTGACAGAGATCATTGTCTACCCGCAAATCAAGGACTTGCATTATTTCCTTGCTGGCGGCGACCTAGATGAACTCAAGATGATGCGACCTTTGATCGAGTCTTGGGGAAAGAGCATAGGTTGCACGCGAGTATCTTTGGCTGGCCGTCCAGGCTGGTCCAAGACATTCTTAAAAGATGAAGGATATGAGCCTAAGTGGTTCATTTTGAGCAAGGAACTTTGATCATGGCTTACGAAGATTTACCAAGTCAAGCATGGCGTAATCTGCCACCAGCGCAGTTCAACACTGGTTTGCTTGGACAGGGTCAAGCGCCTGCGCCTACCAACTACTATCAGCAGATCATGCAAGAGATGGCTTCTCAGCCAATGTATGCGACTGTTGCGCCGCAAAGTGCTGGCGGCTATAAGACTGGCATATATGCGCCTCGCACTGTTGAGGAGATGGTTGACGAGCTGAACGCCTTAAACGCTGCTGGTGGCAACGGCAGAAGCGCGGCAGAACAGCAGCGCATTGATCAATTCTTTGATGCCATGACGCCAGCAGAATTGGCAGAATTTCAGAAGAAGAATGCTGACTTCATCAACAAGTTACTGACGCCAATGCCTTTGCAGTTGGCTGACCTTGCCGCCAAGAAGATGGGTTATGCAGGGTTTTTGCCATTCACTTTGGGTGATGGTTTGCTTGGCGATGGCAAGCAAGGTGTTGTCACTGTTGGCGAGTTATCGCCTGCCCCTGCTGACGGTGGCGATGGCGGCCTCATGAGCGCAGGATTTGGCGCACCAGGTGCAACATCAGGCAATGCTGGCGCATTGGGATTTGGACCATCAGGCATGGCATCAGGCTTGACATCTTCAATCGCACCAGGCGCAACAGCTGCCAGCCTTGGACTTCATGGCGCTGGTGGTGGAGGCGGAGGCGGTGGTGGTTCATCTAGCGGTGTTGCCAGCGGCAGCGGTGGCGGTGCAGCTGCCATGGGTACTGGCGCTGGAGGCATGGCCGCAGGTGCTGGCACTTCATCTGGCGGCGGCGGTGGAGGCGGTGGTGGTGGAGGCGGTGGATGCTGCTTCATCATGCTGGAAGCTCGCTACGGTGACGGCACGATGGATGCCGTGGTGCGCAGATACCGTGATGAGAAGATGACAGACAAAAACCGCCGTGGCTACTACAAGCTGGCCGAGGTATTTGTTCCATTGATGCGCGAATCTCGCATCTTCAAGTTCTTTGTGGCAAAGACATTTGCAGATCCATTGGTGTCCTACGGCAAGTATCACTATGGCGAAAACAAGCACGGCTGGTTATTCAAGCCAGTTGAGAAGTTCTGGATGAAGGTGTTCAACACCTTGGGAACTGATACAAAATTCATTCGTGAAAACGGCGAAACGGTATAAGGGGAAAAATATGTCAAAAGGCGGCGGCACACAAGTCACAAGCACAGAAATTGATCCACAGATCAAGGAAGAGTATTTCAAGAATCTAGAGCAGGCTCGCAGTGTTGCTGGCGCTTTGCCAGTACAGCAGTTTGCTGGATTCAATCCTCTGTATCAGCGTGGCGAAGAGGCTCTGACAAATATTGGTTTGACACCATTCAATCAGGCCAGCATTCAAGAGTTCATGAATCCTTATGAGCAGCAAGTCATCCAAGGCACATTGGGCGACATTGAGCAATCACGCCAGATGGCTGCAATGCAAAACGCACAGCAAGCTACTGCCGCCAAGGCTTTTGGCGGTTCACGCTACGGCGTCCAGCAGTCTCTGACAGATCAAGGCGCATTGGCGCAAGCCGCCAAGACTGCGGCTCAGATGCGCCAGCAAGGCTATGGTCAAGCTGCGCAAATGGCTCAAGCGGCTCGCCAAATGGGTCTACAAGGTGCTCAGACCGTGCTCGGCCTTGGCGGTGCACGTCAGCAGTTTGCGCAACAGCAGTTGGACGCAGCACGCAATTTGGATTTGCAGAAACTTCAGATTGCGCAGGGCGCGTTGGGTCTGACGCCAGCCAATTTGGGTGGCACTACAAGCCAGCCTGTCTATCAGAATGCCGCATCTAATATCGCTGGCGTTGCGATGGCGGCTAAAGCATTCGGTCTTCTTTGAGGTAAATCATGGCAACACAAAATCCTTTTGATCTTGGCGGCTTGCTGTTTGGCGGTGGAGACAGCGGCCTCAATGATTACTTGAGCGAAGAACAGCAGAAGTCAATTCAGCGTCAGGCACTGCTTCAGGCTGCTGGCGCATTGCTTCAAGCTGGTGGACCAAGCACGCAACGCATCAGCTTTGGACAGGCTTTGGGTGGCGCATTGCAGGCTGGGTCAAAGGGTTATGGCGATGCACAGCAAAACGCCATCACTCAATTGCTGACTAAGCAGAAGATGGATGAGTACAAGATGGCGCAAGATCAGCGCCGCAGGCTTGAGCAGATCTTTGGTGTGTCAGCTCCTGTCGCTGGTATGCCTATGACGTCAGAGCAAGCCTTGGCCGCGCCTGGCGGTCAGGCTGGTCCTACAGTGGAACGTGCCGCAATGGTTGGACAGGTTCCAGAAGGCCCAGCAATGTCTCAAGATGACATGCAATACAACAGATACATGCAGGCCGCGCAAATGTTTGCCGCGACAGATCCTGGCAAGGCCGAGGCGTATCAGAAGATGGCAATGTCCATCAAGCCCCGCGAAGAAGTGACAGGCCAGCCCTTTGAGGTGACTGGCTCTGACGGCAAGCCTGTGATGGTTCAGCAGTTCAAAGGCGGCAAGATCAAGACGCTGGAAGGCTTTGGCCCTAAACGCGAAGTGGTGTTGCAGAATGTTGATGGCCGAGTCGTGGCGATTGACAAGAACGCATTGAAGGGTGGCGAATCCTACGGCACAGGCATCACGCCAGCAGAGCAAAAGCGTTTGGAGATGGACGCCGCACGTCTTGGCATGGATGTCGAGCGCCTCAAGATGGAACGCCAACGCCTTGGCATGGAATCTCGCAGATTGAACATTTCTGAAGCTGAATTCCAGCGCGGCCAGTATGAACGCATGGAAAACGAAGAAGGCGTGTTCTACGTTCCAAAGGTCCCAGGCTTGCCGGCAATCCCTGTAGCTGGCCCTGGCGGTGTTCCTCTCAAAGGCAAGGCGCCGCCAAAGCCAACAGAGGGAGAGGCAAACGCCGCAGGCTTTGCCAATCAGATGGAAAACTCAGAGGCTATCCTCAAAAAATTGCCTGCTGGATCTCAGCCAGGCGCTGGCAGTGGAATTGCAGGATCAGTTCCTTTTATCGGTGATGTTACGAAGAGACTTGTGCAACCCGAAGCCACTCAACAATATGAACAAGCAGCGCAGGCGTGGATTCGCGCCAAGCTGCGCAAAGAGTCTGGCGCTGCCATTGGTGTTGATGAGATGGCGCAGGAATATCGCACCTACTTCCCGCAAATAAATGACACGCCAGCCAACATCAAACAAAAAGCAGAGGCACGTCGAATCGCCACTGAGGCCATGAAGAAATCTGCTGGCAGGTCTTACACGCCAAGTGGCGGTCTGAATTGGAATCCTGCAACACAACAATGGGAATGAGGTTCTGAGATGCCACAAACAGTCAATGTAATTGGTTATGGCCCTGTCACATTTCCTGATGGGATGTCCAAGGAGGAGATGGCTGCGGCTTTAAGGAAGTTGCCGCCAATCCCTCAAGCAGCGCCTGAAGTGGCGCCACAAGGCCCAAGCATGACTGAACAGCTTGGCCGTCAAATGGGTTTGGCAACACGTCCAATGGCGCAGGCCGTGATGTCTGCTGGCGGCATGTTGCCTCTGGTGGTCGATCCTGCCGTCAACTTCTTCAACTTGGCCGCAGGCACTAACGTGCCGACAATGTCTCAGGCCATGCCTCGGACATTGACGGCCATGGGCTTCCCCGAGCCATCCACAGCCACAGAGCGTGTTGTGCAGGACATGTCAACAGCAGGCTATGGCGTTGCCGGTGCTGCCAACTTGGCACAGCGTGCCCTGCCTGCGGTCACATCACAGACAGCGCAAGAGTTCCTCAAGATGCTGGCGACCAACCCACAGGCGCAGGCTGCGGCTGCTACTGCGGCCACCGCCGCTGGCGGTGCACTGCGCGAGGGTGGTGCAGGGCCATCCGCGCAGATGGGCGGTGCATTGCTAGCCGGTATGGTTGCGCCTGGCGGTCCAAAGCTGCCAATCACACAACGCGCCATTGCCGCACCCGCCACCGTGGTTCAGCCGTTCACTCAGGCTGGCCGTGAGGTGATTGTCGGTAACGTATTGCGCAAGCTGGCAACAGATCCTGACTTGGCGGCTTCACGTTTGGCGCAGGCCGAGCCACTTGTGCCTGGTGTGCGTCCAACTACAGCCGCCACGGCATTTGATCCTGGCTTGGCATCAGCAGAGACGGCCATCAGGGCTTTGGATCAGTCTGGTGCATTTGCCACACGCCTGTCTGCAAACCAGCAGGCATTGCTGGACGCCTATCGTCGCATCTCTGGCAAGCCTGGCTCTGTGGCTGCGGCAGAGAAAAAGCGCACCGAAGTCACAGGCCCAATGCGTGAAGAGGCATTCGCTGCCGTCACGGTTGACCCTGTGACGTTCCAGAGTGGCGTCAACTTAGTGGTGAACAGGGCGATTGATAACGTCATGGAAAGCCCTGTTGGCGTGCGCATGGACGTTGAGAGCGCCATGAAGTGGGCGACTGAGCGTGTGGCAAAGGGAAAAACGCCAATGTCTTTGTATGAGGTTCGCAAGGATTTGGCTGACGCAGTTCAGGGCAAGTACAACCAAGAAAACCCAAGCCTGCGCCTTGCAAAAGGCCAACTGAAAGACGTGATCAAGGCTGTTGATGACGTCATTGACGCATCAGCGCCAGGCTTCAGAGCCTACATGGACAAATTTTCCAAGATGTCTGGCCCCATTGACCAGATGAAGATGCTGCAAGAGATTGAGCGCAAGGTCACGACAGGCCAGCCAAATCTGATGACTGGTGAGCCTGTGCTGGCCGCTGGAAGCCTGCGCCGACAGTTGGCAAACAAGGCTGATGAGCTGGATCTGAAGCTGT